GATAGGTAATTGTTGTGCCATCGGTTTAAGTTCTAATTTTGTTGAGCCTTTAGAAGCAACGTCAATAGGCACGGCCATTGCACAAGCGTTTTTGTTAAAAGACTACATATTTAATTATAAACAAGAGGACGTAAATGATTATAATCACAAACTAGATTTAATAATGGAAAACGTTAGAGATTTTATAGCGCTGCATTATATGATTGAAAAAGAAGATACTCCGTTTTGGAAAGACAATAAAAATAATCCAATGCCAGACACTTTGATATACAATTTAAAAAAATGGAAAGATAAATTACCAAAGACAGAAGATTTTAAATCTACAGAATATTTACTTTTCAAAGAACAAAATTTTACTAGCGTGCTTCACGGGTTAGGCTTTTACAAAGGCAATGAGAATATTGATAAAGAGTTTGATAGTTTTCCCAAGGACCTAAGAGACAGAATAAAAGAAATATTAAATCAATATGATATTGGATTTGATGCAACACCAAAAGTGCCACATAAAAAATTTTTAAAAAGTTTATATGAAAATAAGTAAAATAGAGACATTTGCGACGTCTATACAAAAGTTTTACCTTAGTGATGAAGAGATAAAACCTTTGTTAGATGAAATAACTAATAAGAAAGAAGATATTAAAAATACAAGTTATTTTTATAATATGAAGAATGAGGATTATGGTAAAGAATATTACACAGACTTTAATAATTCTATTAAGCTTTTTGAATATGAAAAACTTATGTTCATGATTGGTAATTTTTATCAAAATAAACTTTTTAAAGTTTTAAACTATTGGTCAGCTCTTTATTATGAAAACAGTTGGCACGAAACTCATGCACATAGTGATCCTAGATTTAATTTTTCTAGTATTTTATATCTAACAAATAATACAGGAGGAACTACTTTCTACTCACCCAATCTGACGTCAGAAACGGAAACACATTTTGAAGCATCAGAAGTTGGTAAGCTTGTAATCTTCCCGGCATCTTTGTTTCATAGTGTTTATCATAAGGATAATTCTGAAAGAATAATAATATCATCTAATATATCTATCATATGACAAAAATATTTATTGGCACTCCTTGTTATGGGGGCATGATTACAGCAGACTATTTTAAAAGTTGCATGCAACTTGTGGCTTTAGCTGCATCTAAAAAAATAGAATTACAATTTGGAACTATTGGAAATGAGTCACTAATAACCAGAGCTAGAAATACTTTAGTGCAACTGTTTATGGATGGTGACTATACACATCTTTTGTTCATAGATTCTGACATAGCTTTTAATCCTGAAACTGTTATTAGAATGTTAGATTACGATAAGGATGTTGTAACAGGTATATATCCTAGAAAGACAATAGATTGGATTAAAGTTAAAAAAAGACTTAAAGAAAATCCAGATATATCTGAAGACGAATTATTAGCCGCCTCTTTGCAGTATAATTTAAATGTAAAAGATCCAGAAAAAATATTGTTAGAAAAAGGTTTTATAGAGGTAATGGACGGTCCTACTGGTTTTATGTTAATTAAAAGGGACGTATTTGTAAGAATGGCGAAGGTATACCCAGAATTAAAGTTTGTGCCTGATCAACATATTAATCAATCTCATGATAAAGAATTCGATTATCACAAAACCTCTGATTGGAATTATACTTTTTTTGACACCATGATAGAGCCACAAACAAAAAGATATCTATCAGAAGACTATGCTTTTTGCCGTTTATGGCAGAACATGGGAGGTAAAATATATGCAGATATTAAGAGTGGTATGACCCATTACGGAAACTACGCATTTAGGGGTAATGTAGGAACTCAATTCTTGCCTCATAACAATAAGTAATTTATTATTAAACCATGCAATTAGTTGACTTAAAGTTTCGCCCTGGCATTGACAAACAAGATACTGCTTATTCTGCTGGTGATCAACGTAAATATGTGGATTCTGACTTTGTAAGATTTCACTATGGTAAGCCAGAAAGATGGGGCGGATGGGCAAATTTACCTAATCCAAATGTGACTGTGGTCGGTGCCGTTAGAGATACACACTCCTGGATAGGATTAGATGGCACAAGATATTTGGCTTTAGGCTCAGACAGAAAATTATATATTTTTTCTGAAGGTAAAGTATACGACATTACACCTATAAGAAGAACTGCTAGCCTTACAAATCCTTTTGCAACATCGAGTGGCTCCGCAACAGTTACAGTTACTGACGCCGGTCATCAAGCTGAGGTTGGGGCTTTTGTAACTTTTGATAATGGCTCAGCTACAAATGTAGTTGATGGTATAGATTTTAACAATGAGTTTGAAATTTTAACTGTTCCATCGAGCAATACTTACACAATAAATGCAGGGACTAATGCATCAGGCACAACAGCTGCAGGAGGTGGCTCTACAGATGCAAGCTACCAAATTAATACAGGTCCAACATCCTCTACATATGGATATGGTTGGGGCACAGAAACTTGGGGAGCTAGCACTTGGGATGAACCAAGATCCTCTTCTAATGTTGTTGTAGAGGGTAGGAACTGGTCACTTGATAATTTTGGTGAGGATTTAATTGCAACAGTTTTAAATGGTGGCACGTTTATTTGGGATACATCTGGAGGTTTAGCTACTAGAGCAACAGCACTATCTAATGCTCCTACAGCATCTAGGTTTAGTCTCGTGTCTACTGACACAAGGCATTTATTAATATTTGGCACTGAAACAACTATTGGCAATGCTGCTACACAAGATGATTTATTATTTAGATTTTCAGACAGAGAAGATGCAACAGATTACACTCCTGTTGCCACAAATGAAGCCGGGTCATTAAGAATAACAGATGGATCTAGAATAGTTGGCGCTGTTAAATCTACGGGTCAAATACTAGTTTGGACAGACACCTCATTACACGGTATTCAATTTGTTGGCACTCCTTTTACATTTGGTCTAAGACAGCTTGGCGCAAACGCTGGTTTAATTGCTCAACATGCAGCCATAGAAGTAAATGGTAAGGCTTATTGGATGTCTGATAATGCTTTTTATTTATACGATGGTGTTGTCAAAAAAATGCCATGTTCAGTGCAAGATTATGTATTTGATGATTTAAGTTACACAAATAAAAATGATATTGCAGTTGGTTTAAATACAGCTTTTAACGAAATAATTTGGTATTATCCCTCAGCTAACGCTACACAAATAGACAGAGCTGTTGCTTACAATTATTTAGAAGGCACTTGGTACACAATAAATCTTGCAAGAACTACATGGTTAGGTGCATATGTGTATGAAAAACCAATAGCAACAGAATATAGTTCGTCTGCAACTGCAAATGCCTCAACTATACTTGGTTTAACTGCCGGAGCTTCTTCAATATTTGAACATGAGTCTGGTAATAATCAAGCGGACGGCACTGCGATTACAGCTTTCTTAGAGACAGGTTCCGTAGAGATAGCAGACGGTGACCAACTTATGTCAGTAAGTAAATTAGTGCCTGATTTTGATAATCTTACAAACACTATGACAGCCAGGTTGACACTTGAACAATACCCTCAATCAACAGCAAACGTGCAGACTACCGGATCTATAACTAGCACTACTGAAAAAATAAGTGTACGAGGAAGAGGTAGAGCTGTTAAAATTAGATACACAACAAACACTGTAGATGATACAGCATGGAGACTTGGTTCACAAAAATTAGAGATAAGACCAGATGGAAGAAGATAATGGCTAAAATTAATATAACTAGATTACCAAACGCTACACAAGAATATGATCCTGGTCAGTTTGACCAAATGATAAGATTATTAGAACAAATAGTATTTTTGTTAAATACTAACTTTCAACAAGATATAAAAGAAGAACAAGAACAGGAGACATTTTTCCTTGGCTAATACATTTAAAGGACCAATGTTAGATGTCACCACGACAGATCTAACAACTTTAATAACTGTGCCGACAGCTAATCCAGGTGCAACACCTCCTGTTATGCCAACAACAGTGATTATAAAATCTTTTATTGTTTGTAATGACTCCGGTAGCGCTACACTTCTTGATGTGCAAACTGTAAGAAGTTCCGCTACATTTAAACAGTTTCATCAAAAAACTATAGCTGCAGGTGCAACGGTTGATTTATTAAATCAACACGATGGAATTACTGGAGGCATGATTGTTCTACAAGAATCTGACGTGTTAAAAGTACAAGCTAATGCAGCTAATCAAGTACACATAACCGTAGCTGAGATGGAGGTTACAAAGGGTCAACTTTAAAAAAAGGAAAAAGAATGGAAACAAAAAGTCATATACTGGCAGTGGTCCAGGTATTTGAAGATTACATAGATACAGACACGGATGCTTTAATGAAAGAAGTAAATCAAAGTTATTTAAGAAAAGATGATAATGCTGATAATACTTTTTTTGAGGATTTTAAATATCCTAATACACCAATGTTACAAGATCTTAAGAAAACAATACAAACAAAAGTTGAAGCTATGCTAAATCAAAAACTGCAGTATGAAGATATTTGGGTCCATAAAACACCACCAAGAGCACAGACAGGTCTTCACAATCACGGTAATGCTATTTGTTCTTTTGCTTATTATCCCAATTTTATTGAAAAACAAGGAAGCTTAAGATTTATTTTATTTTGGAATGGTCAAATTGTTGAAAGAGTAATTACTCCTAAAGAAAAAATGCTATTGGTTTTTCCAGGCGAAGTTTTTCATTTTACAAGTCAGAACGACACTGAAATAGAAAGAGTGTCAATATCCGGAAATTTTTTACAAAGAAAGGCGTAAGATGCAGTTACAATCATTATTTATAACACCAGTCATGATGACAGAGGTTAAAGGCCATGGTCATTTAATAGATAGACTATACGAAATAAAAGCTAAAGACGAAAAAGGCATGCCTAGGTCTAATGTTGGAGGTTGGCACAGCAATGACAAGCTTTACGAAGATGAAGAGTTTAAAAGCACGGTAGGTGATATACTGTACAAAGCCAAAGAGTGCTTTGGACATTTAGATGTGCAGGAAAAATACGTGCCTGAAATGACAGGATTATGGGGTATGATAAATCCACCAGGATCTAGGAATAACGTACATACACATCCTTACAATTATTTATCTGGAGTGTACTATCTAAAAGTACCTCAAAATAGCGGTAATTTAGTGTTTCTAGAGCCTAAACCACAGGCAGAGGTGTTATCACCCCCAAAAATAAAAGAAGCCTCTATACACTTAGCACACAGCGTAACTTGGGAGCCAAAAGAGAATTCCTTGATTTTTTTCCCATCATGGTTACAACATGAAGTACAATATAATAACTCTAAAGAAGATAGAGTTATTTTAAGTTTTAATATTAATTGGAGAGAAAATGCCGATAATTGAAAATGCCGAACAAATAGGAACAGTGACCTTAGAAGATGGTCGAGTAATTCCTAGATACAAAGTTAAAACAGAAACTACATTAACGAATACTGAAACTGGTCAGGAGTATGAATCAGAAGAAGCTATGCAAGCTGATATAGATGATCCAAACACTTCAACAACTGCTGAAAAGATCAGACGAGATGTTAAAGTATTTGCTCCATCTTTAAAAGATATGTTGGGCCAAACTCCGAAATCTTAAGATTTTTTACAATTACAATCATCACAGCAGTGCTGTTCTGTATTCTTAATGTGTCTTTCAGTATCTCTTTCAACAGCTAATAGTCGTTCGT